CAGAAGGCGGATTACCTTTAAGTTTTGTTATAGGATAATACTATGGATCTAGTACAAGCTTCACTTGTAGCTGAAAGATGTCAAAGAAACTGGGATCATTCAAGACCTGTTAGTAAAGACGATGTTGATACATTAGTTCAAGTAGCAACTAATATGCCAACAAAACAAAACATTGGCTATTACAGTTTGCTTGTAAGTACAAATCAAAAATTAAATGATGTAGTTCATGATAGTGCTATCTTTGAAGAAGATGAAGCTAACAATAAATGGCGTAATGCTCAAGTAAGTGCTCCGTTGTTATTTCTTTATTATCACAAGTGGAGTAGAAATGATGCTGACGCTATTAATCCAGATGATTGTGAAGAAGACTATTATGTTAATACAAACTTAGGCATAGGAATATCCTCAGGTGCTACAGCTTTAGCGGCCTCATATCTAGGATATAAAACAGGATTTTGTTCTTGTATTTCACAAACAATACTTGAAGAAAATGTCCATAAAGCATTTACAGATGAATCTTTAAGAAAAATATTTTTAAATGTTTCAAACTCTAAAGATATAGTAGGACTAGGTATAGGATATCCTCATCCAGAACACCATAGACAAGACGTTGTTAGATGTGATGGCGTAGAAGGTAAAGTTTGGGATAGGATAATTTCTTTCGATAAAGAAATACACGTTGACCGTGTTTTATAATAAAAGATAAAAAAACAGTTGACATTCGCTCAACAAATATAGTATAATACAAGTATGATAATTGGAATAAGTGGATTAATCGGTTCAGGTAAAGGCACGGTTGCTGATTTTTTAGTTGAACAGCAAGGCTTTGTAAAATTAAGTTTTGCTGATAGATTAAAAGATGGTGTGTCTACACTTTTTGGCTGGGACAGAGCTTTACTTGAAGGCGATACTGTAGAGTCAAGAGAATTTAGAGAAAAGCCAGATGACTATTGGTCTAAAGAAACAGGTCAAACAGTAACACCTAGACGTGTATTACAACTTTACGGAACAGAATGCTTAAGACAGGGCTTCTTTGATGGAATATGGGTAAGCCTAGTTAAACAACAAATACTAGACAATCCTAATAAAAACTATGTAATACCTGATTGTAGGTTTTGGAATGAATTACTAATGCTTAAAGACATTGGTGGATATACTTGGGAAGTGTGGAGAAACGAAAAGCCTAGCTACTGGAAACAAGCCGGTGAATTAAACAGAGAATATAATCCTGTACCTGAAGACAATCCCATATCAAAAAGCCACCCAAATGTACACCCTAGTGAATGGCGTTGGGCAGGATTTAATTTTGATGTTTCTCTTACTAATAAAGGTACAGTTGAAGAGCTGTATAACGTTATAAATCAGGCGTTAGATCGCCAGCGATCTTAGTCCACCCTTCACGCCCTAAAACAATTTTACAGTTTAAACAAACAGTTTTAAGATTAGCTAATTTAGTGTTAGCCTTGTTACCATCTAAATAATAGATTATAAAACTATCAGGATATTTGCTTTTATATCCACAATGATCACAAGTACTTGATTTACGATAACCGTGAACTTTAAAAGGATTAGGTTTCTTTTTTTCCCTAACACATACATCACAAAACTTACGGTAATAAGTCTTACCGTTTTTCTTGTAATTAACTGCCGCAGGAGCGTCACACATTATACAAACTGGCCTAGTCATACGAGTATTTATACGGTGGTGCCCTTTATAAAGGGCATTTATTTTAGGCTATTTTTAGGTTTATCGCTAAATACATACATATAAAAACTTTAATTAAAGTGAGGAAAACAGAATGGCACTTATATCACCGGGTATACAGGTTAGCGTAACAGACGAATCGCAATACGCTCCAACAGCCGTTGGAACGATTCCGTTGATCGTTATAGCAACCGCCCAAGACAAAACTAGTGGTACAAGCACAGCTACGGCAGTAGGTACTACTAAAGCAAATGCAGAAAAAACATATTTAATTGGATCACAAAGAGAACTAGTAACTACCTTTGGCGAACCAAACTTTTACAAAAGTACATCAGGCACTCCGTTACACGGCATTGAAACAAACGAGTACGGACTTATGGCGGCTTACAGCGTATTGGGAGTTAGCAACAGAGCTTATGTATTAAGAGCAGACGTAAACTTAAAAGAATTAATTACTCAGTCAGGTAGACCAACTGGAACACCTTCAGCAAATACAATGTGGCTTGATACTTCTAAATCATTATGGGGTATTCAAGTATGGAACAAGTCTACACAGAAATTTGCTAACGTAGTTCCAAAGGTTATAACTGACAGTAATAATATTTCAGGATCAGTTCCTAAGAGTGCTTACGGATCAATTGGTGATTATGCCATTGATGCTACTAACACTCAAAATCCAGTGTTCTACAAAAAATCAAATAATGCTTGGACACAGGTTGGAACATCTACTTGGCAAAAATCATTTCCAACGGCACAGGGTGTGGAAAGTTCACCTACAATCGTACAAGGAAATACAATTTCAATTAACGGCAACGTAATTACAGCTTCAAGTACAACTGTTACTTCACTAGCAAATGATATTGCTTCTGGAGGAATCCCAGGTGTTACAGCTGACGTTGTTAACAATAAGTTAGAAATATACGCTGATAGTACAGCTTCAGCAGATAGTACAAATGACGGTAAAGTAGTAATAGCTAATGGAACTGGAACTATCCTCACAGTTACAGGGTTATCAGCAGGTAATTACTATGCTCCAACTCTACAAGTGAGTGCTCATACTAGTGTTCCAGAATTTAAGAGTTCTGACACTAAACCAGCACCAAGTGGTTCTATGTGGATTAAAACTACAACACCTAATTTAGGTGCTAACGTTAGTATTAAGAAATACAACGGTACTACTAACTTATTTGAAACTTTAACAGCTCCGATTTATCAAAACGATCAATCAGCTAACTATGGATTAGATAAAGCAGGCGGCGGACTAAACGTTGAAGCTGAGTCAATTTATGTTAAGTATGATCCAGCTGATAATAGCAGAGCAGGATATAAAGTATTCAAAAGATTAGCAAAAGGTCCTACTACAGCAAATGGTATAACAAGTCCAACATTTGTTGCAGGTGAAACATTTACAATTCAAGTTTCAGACAAATCAGCAACTTTGAGTACAGCAGTAACAGTTACAATGTCAGGTACAACAGCAGAAACGTTTGTATCAGATGTAACAGCTAAAGCTATTGCTAACTTAACTGTTTCTAGAGATACTACTAATAACAGAATTACATTAACACACGACTTAGGTGGTGTAATTGTTGTTAAAGATACTAGTGGTACTCCAATAGCAGATGCAGGATTTGGCTCTTCAGACACTTATGTTAGAGAAGGTAATAACAGTGACTTAATTATTAGTAACTGGCAAGCATTTACTTACTCAGCAAGTAGCACACAGCCATCAAGCGATCCAGAAGACAAGCGTATGTGGTTTAACGGATTAACATACGAAGTTGATGTTATGATTCATAACGGTAGTGCTTGGAAAGGTTACAAAAATGTAACTTCAGACGCTAGAGGATTTAACTTATCAAATACAAGTCCAGGCGGTGTAATTACTTCAGCAACAGCACCAGCACTACAATCTGATAATACAGCTTTAGTTTATGGTGATTTATGGTTAGACACAAGTGACTTAGACAACTATCCTAAAATTTACAGATGGGAATCAGTTGACTCTGAAGACAGATGGGTACTAATTGATAATACTGATCAAACTACAGAAGATGGTATTTTCTTTGGTGACTTTAGATTCCATGATAGTGGTACAGATGATGTTACAACATCAGGTATGACACCAACTGAAACATTATTAACAAGTGACTACTTAGACTTAGACGCTCCAAGTGCCGCTTTATATCCAAAAGGTATGTTAGCATTTAACTTGAGACGTAGTTCTAATAACGTTAAACAGTATGTTAAAAATTACTTCAATGCTACATCTTTCTCAGGTAAAGTTTTACCAACGGAAACTAATGCTTGGGTAAGTATTTCAGGATTGAAAAATGACGGGTCACCATTTATGGGTACACTCGCTCAGAGAAATGTTGTTACAGCGGCGATGAAATCAGCTGTTAAAACATCAAGTGAAATACGTGAAGAACAGCGTAACTTTAACGTACTATGTGCTCCAGGATATGTTGAACTAATGGCTGACTTGGTTGCTCTAAACAATGAAAGACGTAACACAGGATTTATCCTAGGTGACGCTCCGTTTAGATTAGCACCAAACAGCACAGACATTCAAAACTGGGCAACTAACACTAAACTAGCAATCGACAATAACGAGAACGGTTTAGTTACAGCAGACACTTACTTAGGTGTGTTTTATCCATCAGGTAGCACTACAGACTTAGACGGCAACAGAATTGTTGTTCCGGCTACACATATGGCGTTAAGAACAATGTTACGTTCGGATGAAGCATCATTTCCTTGGTTTGCTCCAGCAGGTACTAGAAGAGGTGGCGTAGATAACGCTACAGCACTAGGTTATATTGACAAAGCAGAAGGTGAATTTAAAACAATTGGTGTTAGAGAATCATTAAGAGATACTCTTTATGAAAATAAAATTAACCCAATTTCATTCTTCCCAGGTGTTGGTATATTAAACTTTGGTAATAAGACACGTCATGCTAGTGCTTCAGCATTAGATAGAATTAACGTGGCTAGACTGGTTGCTTACATTAGAGAAAGACTAGGCGAAATTACAAAACCATTTGTATTTGAGCCAAACGACAAATTAACTAGAGACGAAGTTAAAGGTGTTGTTGAGTCACTAATGAATGACTTGGTTGCTAAACGTGGTTTATATGACTACCTAGTAGTATGTGATGAAACTAATAACACTTCAGACAGAATAGACAGAAACGAATTATATATTGACGTAGCTGTTGAACCTGTTAAAGCAGTTGAGTTCATTTACATACCAGTTAGAATCCAAAATACAGGGTCTATATCTGGAGTATAAATTTAATTAAATCATTTAAAATAGGCGCCTAGAGCGCCTATTTTTTTGGTTCCAGTATATGATAAATAATAGTATAATACAATTAAAGGAGACGTACAAATGTCAGTAAGTTCATTGAACAAATTTACTGTTCCTCTAGCAGGCGGACAAAGTGCTTCAGCACAGGGTCTGCTTATGCCAAAACTTAAATATCGCTTTAGAGTGAGTTTTGAAAACTTTGGTGTTTCAACATCACGTTCAGAGCTTACTAAACAGGTAATGGATATTACCCGTCCGAGCGTTAACTTCGAACAGATTCCTGTAGACGTTTACAACTCAAAGATTAATATCATTGGTAAACACACTTGGGATCCTGTAACAGTTAATTTAAGGGATGACGTTTCAAGTAACGTATCAAAACTAGTTGGCGAGCAAGTTCAGAAGCAATTCGACTTCATGGAACAAGCTTCAGCTTCAGCTGGTATTGATTACAAGTTTTTAACAAGATTCGAGCTATTAGATGGCGGTAACGGATCATCTGCTCCTACTTCATTAGAAGAGTGGGAACTATATGGTTGTTATATTGAAAATGTTAATTACAACGACTTGAACTATGCTTCTTCAGAACCGGCAAGTATATCTATGTCAATAAGATTTGACAATGCTGTACAATTACCAGCAGGCGCTGGCGGATCTGGAATAGGCGCGGCAGTGGCCAGAGCGGCAGGATCAGTTATAACAGGGTAATTTAATATGGCAGGCATGAATGCTTTTCTAAATGCCTTGACCGGTAGGAAGACCCTAAGGGATTACCAGCACGCCTCTAGAACATTCAGAGATGGTAATTATAGGTTAGCACCGAAACATAAGTTTTTATTCTATGTTGTGTTTAATCTTTCACCAACCGCGGCGGCGATAGTCAAAGACGAAACAAAAAGAGAAATTAGTATGTTGGTTAAATCAGCAGATTTGCCAACATATTCTTTTGACGTTACAACGATGAATCAATATAATCGTCATCGTAACATTCAATCTAAACTTAATTTTAATCCAATAAACATTAGACTACATGATGATATGTCTGATATCACAAGAAATATGTGGTATGCTTACATGGATTATTACTATACAGATCAAGCATATGAAAACTATGCTACATACAGATTTAAAGATACATACGGCCCTAGGGTTGCTAGAATGTTTGGTTATGAAAGAGCCCACGAGGAACCGTTCTTTGATGACATAAGAATATACAGTATCTACGAAAAGAAATTTACAGAATACACATTAATTAATCCTATGATTACTAACTTTAATCATGACAGTCATGATCATAGTCAAAGTGATATATTAGAAAATTCAATGCAACTTAACTATGAACTTGTTAAGTATGCTACAGGATATATTGGCGGAGTAGGATCACCAACAGGATTTGGAGATTTACACTACGACAAAGAAGCAAGTCCTCTATCACCATCGGGTGGCGGATCAACATCATTATTTGGTGTTGGCGGGCTATTCCAATCCGCCGGGCAAATCACAGAAGATTTAGCTAGTGGTAAATTTGGTAGTGCGGCAATACAAGGTTTAAGAACAGTACAAAACTTTCAAAATGTAGACTTAAAAGATTTTGTAAGACAAGAAGCATTCAGAGGAATTAAAAAAGCAATTAAAGGTGAAAATCCTTTTGCTTTCCCAGGGTCAGCCGCAAGTGCTGGTGCTAGTGGTCCTTCCTCTAAATTTAATCCTCTGCCAAAGACAAACGTTATACAAGGTACAGGAACTGTTACTGGTGAATCAGGATACGCCTCAGGTAATAGAACAACAACAACTGGTTTTAGTGTACCGGGCGGATCAACAATTACAAATGCTGGATCAATAATTTCCGAAGGCATGAATACTAGAGAACAATACGGTACAAATATGAGTACACTAGCAAAACATCATCCTGATAAGTTTAAAAACGCTAATCTTGAAAGTAATAATGTTGTTGTTGATAGTAGCGGAACTGCAATATTAGATAGTAGCGGTAATCCAATTAGAACTGGCGGCGGATCTGATCCTATACCATTTACAAATCAAAATGCTCCTGGTGGACCGAGGTAATAACAATGTCTGAAAATTTATATGCTAGTACTAATGTCGAGCAACTACAAGCAAAGAAACCTAAAACACAAGATTTCTTTAATGGTTATTTCAATCAAACAATATCAATCGATCCAGCTGAACAACAAGCAGTAAAAAGTTTCTTTCTATCAAAGACTAATAATGATGAATCTACTTCAAATACAATGACAGACAGTCTTTTTGAAATTGCTCACAACAGTGGTTACAATGTTATGGAATTAGTTGACGCTCTTAGAAGTGAACACATTGATGATGTACAAAAAAATCTTATAGCTATTATTAATAATTACAGAGTAAAAACTAGTGTACTAGGTTTTGCTAACTCTAGAACATCTAATCCTACTGTGTTGAGGAATATAGTTGAATGATAGGCAAAGGCGTTGCCAGAGGAAAATACACAATAAGAAATCCTGAAAAGTACGCTGGCACAAGAACACCAATTTATAGATCAAGCTGGGAATGGGCATTTATGCAATTCTGTGATAACAATCCTAGTGTTATAGGTTGGGCCAGTGAAGCAGTAAGAATACCTTATAAAAATCCTTTAACAGGAAAAACAACAACGTATGTACCAGACTTCTTTGTACAGTACCAAGATGCCAACGGTAAGAAGAGATCAGAAGTAATCGAAATAAAACCAAGTAATCAATCTACAATGGAAGGCGCCGGAAAAAGCAAGAATAGACAATTAGCTGTAGTACAAAATATGGCTAAATGGGAAGCGGCTACAGCCTGGTGTAAACAAAAAGGATTGAGATTTAGAGTAGTTACTGAAAACGATTTGTTCCACCAAGGCAAAAGACGTGGCTAAATAACATTAGCGAATTATAAGAGTATATTATGACAAAGAAATTAGAAGAACTTTTAAACATAGCACCAGCTGACGATTCAACGGAAGCACCCCCTGAAGTACACCCCGAAGAGCAAAAAGACCAAGCTATGGAGGTTGTAGAGAAGGTAGAAAACGAATTAAAAGAAGTTGACACTATTGAATCTGCTCTAGCAGGAGTTGAAAACCTAACAGCTAACGACAAAGAAATGGATGATATTGCTAAAAAATCTGAAGATTCTTTTAATAATTTAATGGATTTAGGTATGAATGTAGAAGCTAGATTTAGTGGGCAAATATTTGATACAGCTAGTAAAATGTTAACTATTACACTAAATGCCAAACAAGCTAAGATAGATAAAAAGCTAAAAATGGTAGAATTACAGCTTCGTAAGAAGGCCTTAGACGCTAGAATAGACCGCGATATGGGTAAGGTAGATAGTGCTGAAAATGGTGAAGCAACTATATTAAGTCGTAACGAATTACTTGACAAAATTCTTAAAAAAGATAATAAATAGTTATAATACATTGGAGACACAAATGAAAGAATTTACACAATATTTGACAGAGTCAATAAAAGAATATAAGTTCAGAATTAAAATGGCTATGAAAGTTGAACCAGAATTAATGGATATGGTTGAACGAGTATTAGGAAAATATGATGTAAAAGATGTTACGTCTCCAAAAATAACACCTATACAAGAACATCCGATGGATTTTCAAAACCTTCGTAATAGCGAAGTTTCTATTTTTGAAATTACATTAAACTATCCTAGTACACCAGCAGTAGTACATCAAGATTTAGTACAATTAGCAGGTATACCAGGAAATCATTTAGTAGTCATTAACGCTGACCACCCAGAAGAAATTGCTAGAGAAGAAGCTGTAAAAGTACAAGATGGCGAATACAAACCGGCACTAGGTACTGACTATGAAGATGGTGAAGCACCGGAAGAAGCAAAGTTAGGATTTCTTAAAGAATTAGAAAAAGAAACGCCAGAAATAGAAATAGCTGGCGGAAAAACAGAAAAAGCAAAAACAACTAGTGATTTGCCACAAGGTAATAAATCACCGGTGGCAGGGAGATAAAAAAATGAATAATACAAAATTTGTAGATTTACACAAGGTTGCTAGTTTGTTAAGAGATATCCAAACAGCCGGGCAACAAGAGGTAGAATCAGAAGTAGCACATGAAGAAGCAGTTCAAGAAGACAATGCTTTTAACACAGCGGCGGCAAAAGCGGCAGTAGCCGGCCAGTCAGAATTTGAATTTAACGGAAAAAAATATCCTGTTAAAATGAGCAAAGAAGAAGCACAAAAATTATTAGACAGCCAAGTAAATGACGAAGAGCCAGTAGTTGAAGAACCTGAAGCAGATGCTGAAGAAGTTCTTAAAAAAGGCATGGAAGATGAAATGGCTGATAAGATTAAAGACAAGTTAGAAGACGAAGATGAGGAAGCTAAAGAATCAGCACCAATGGGTGAATACACTGATAAAGAATTTGCTTGTATTAACATCAACACAGGTGAATACGGATACTGTGACAAAGATGAACTTCACAAATATACACACATGGTACCAGCAAAAGAATTTACATATTTTGATGATACAAGTGGCATGGATTTTGCTGATTTTGATGATGAAATGGCAGACCAAGAAGGTTGGACAAAGATTCCAACAGGCAACATAGGTGAAGAAAACGTTAATGAACTTAATGTTCCTAACGATAAAGCAAAAGTTATAGCACAAATTCAAAAACTAGATAAAATGGCAGATGAAGCCAGAGCAAATGATGACCCTAACAAGGCAATGGCTATTGAACGTGGAAGTGAAATGACGGCACTATATAACAAGTTAGAAAAACTTGGTGGCGACCCATTTAATATCCCTGATGCTAATGATGAATCAGTATCTGAAGATTCAGAAACTGGCACTTTACAGCAACTTTTAAAATTAGCAGGACTAAAAGTTGTAACAGACGCAGATATTAACCAAGTTGATGAATATTCTAACTCACCAGATGAAGAATATGCTGATACTGACACACAATTGAATAAATTATCAGGTGGTATAAACGGTCCAAAGGCTATACCGGCAGTAGGCAACGACGGACATAACAGACTTGTTATGAAGTTGAAAAAAGCATACAGTGATATGGAGTAATTCCTAAGATGGATTTATTAAAATATATCGAAGAAGCTAAAGAAAAATTAGACGGTCCAGTCGCTGGTGACATTTTAGAGTTACAAGTAAACGAAGAAATGGCAATTGAGTGTGATTGTGATCGCCAAGGCAACGAAGTAACTATTGAAGTAGACGAAGAAGGCTACAGAATTTTAGACGAATTAGGCTTATTAGTCGACCACGACGAGCAAATTGAAACACTTGAACAAATACAATCTAAGGCAGACGAATTACATGATGCTGAATACCAAGGCAAAAAAGTAAACTTAGGCAAACCAATTAGGGGCGGTTCTAAAAAATTCTACGTTTATGTAAAAGACCCTAAAACTAAAAATGTTAAGAAAGTTTCATTTGGAGACACTACAGGATTATCAATCAAAAGAGATGATCCTAAAAGACGAAAAAGCTTCAGGGCAAGGCATAATTGTTCCAATCCAGGTCCAAGAACAAAGGCAAGATACTGGTCATGCCGTATGTGGTCAAAAAAACCTGTATCTAAAATTACAAAAGGCAAATAATATATTCTAAAAACCCAGTCATTTTAGGCTGGGTTTTTTTATGAACAGAATTCCTGTGCCTAAAATATTCAAAGATAAGTAATAGTATGAGGTATACAAATGGCAAGTAAGAGTCTAGATGGTGTATTAGTTAAAAAAGCTAATAAAGGACAATCATTTACAGAGGATCAGCTTAATGACTTTATGTCTTGTGCTGACCCTAAAACAGGCCCAGCATATTTCTTAGATAGATATTTTTATATACAGCATCCTGTAAAAGGTAAGCTATTGTATGACCCGTATGACTTTCAAGAAGAACTAGTAGAAAGTTATCATAATAATAGATTTAGTATTAATTTATTAAGTAGGCAAATGGGCAAGACTACAACAGCGGCCGGATACTTACTTTGGTATGCTATGTTTGTTCCTGATAGTGTAATACTAATTGCGGCACACAAATATCAAGGTGCTCAAGAAATCATGCAACGTATTAGATATGGATATGAACTTTGTCCAGATCATATTAGAGCAGGAGTTACAAACTACAATAAAGGTAGTATAGAATTTGAAAACGGAAGTAGAATTGTTTCACAAGCAACTACAGAAAATACAGGAAGAGGTATGTCCATTACCTTACTGTACTGTGATGAGTTTGCTTTCGTAAGGAATAACATAGCCACAGAGTTTTGGACATCAATATCACCTACACTAGCAACAGGTGGTAAAGCGATTATTACGTCAACACCTAATTCAGACGAAGATCAGTTTTGGTTATTATGGACTGAAGCAAATAAAACATTAGACAACTTTGGTAATGAACAAGATGTAGGTATTAATGGTTTCCATGCTTATAAAGTTTTATGGGACCAGCACCCTGACAGGGATGATGCGTGGGCAGATGAAGAACGTGGAAGAATTGGAATTGAAAGATTTAAACGTGAACACGAATGTGAACCAATTATATTTGATGAAACACTAATCAATCCTATTATACTAGCAAGTTTAGAAGGTAGAGAACCCTTATATAAACAAGGGCAAATACGTTGGTATCACAAACCTAAAAAAGGAAAGACTTATGTTGTATCGTTAGATCCTAGTTTAGGTACAGGAGGCGACTATAGTGCTATACAAGTTTTTGAATTGCCTGGCATGAAACAATGTGCTGAATGGCAACATAATAAAACAACTGTACAAGCCCAAGTTAATATTATAAAACAGATTACAAAATACATATTTGGAATTACAAATGATAATAACAATATCTACTATAGCGTAGAAAACAATACGCTTGGAGAGGCCGCACTTGTTTCTATTGCTGAAGTAGGTGAAGAACAAATACATGGTTACTTTATGAGTGAACCTGCTAGAAGTGGACACGTTAGACGCTTTAGAAAAGGATTTAATACAACACACAAAAGTAAATTAGCTTCTTGTGCCAAGTTAAAAGAATTAATAGAGAATAACAAACTAGAAGTATACAGTAAAAGTTTAATATCACAGCTAAAAACGTTTGTAGCAAGTGGTAATAGCTACCAAGGAAAGCCAGGCGAACACGACGATTTAGTTATGGCACTTGTTTTAGCTTTAAGAATAGCTACATTTTTAGGATCGTATGACCCTCAAATACAGCAAGATATGAGATCAACTGAAGATGACTACATAGAGCCAATGCCTAGTATAGTTATATAATGGATAAATAATAATATGGAACTGATTAATAAAATAGCCGATACACTATATCAAAATTTAGCAAGTAAATTTGGAGCAGTAAACATAGCTGATAAAAATGCTAGTGCTGTTCTAGAGTCAAATCAAGCAAGATTATTTGATTTTGATTATGTTGTAGAAGGTGAAAAATATGGACCTGTAACAATAAGCATTATTGATCCTAAAAACTTTACAATTTATTTTGCTGAAAGTTTAAGTGGAGATATTCCAGAAACAATACAGCGTGAATGGTTTAGTTTTTTAAAAGAAATGAGAATGTTTGCTAAGAAAAACATGATGAACTTTGATGTTAGAAATATAGGAAAAAATCAGTTAGACAAACGAGATTACGAAGCTATTACTAAAAATAGTTCTCAATATACAACGGATGAAATTACAATGGAATCAGTCAGCAAATTATATGGTTCAACTAAAACAAGTTATCAAACAGTTGAGTCAGCAAGAATTATAGTAAAACATAGAACACCAGTAGACGAAGATAAGATGGGATCTAGAAGTAGACAAATACAATCTATCTTTATTGAAAACGGTGCTAAAGAAAGATTTAAATTTCCTTACAAGTACTTGCCAGGTGCTAGAGCAATGGCAAGACATATACATAACGGTGGAAATCCACATGATGCTTTAGGGTCACACGTTATTGAATGTGTTAAAGAAATGTATGAGTTAAGAAGTTTTGTTCGTAAACTAGAACGTGCTGACGGTTTTGTTAACGAAGATGCTAGAAGTGTAATTTCAGATGCTAAGAAAAGATACAAAGGATTAAAAGAAACTTTGTTAACTCTTTCTAAACCAAAAGGCTATAAACTTTATTCAGAAAACTTTGAGCCAACTGAATCAGTATTTGATGAATCAGACATTGAAGAACTAAAAACAAAATTAACAAGAACAGTAGACCAAACAGAATTTGATGAAATGTTACCTACTGTACTTAAAGCACAAAGAAAAATTAAAGAATCTAATAGTCCTATACATGATATTATTCAAGGTAAATCAAAAATTGTTGTAACACCAAATGAAGAAGAAGATGCTTTAATTAAAAAACAATTTGATTTTGTTAAAGCAAACAAATTTAAAAAGCCTAATAATACACAAGGGTTGGACCATACAGAAAATCCTTTACACGCTTTAATTAGACGTATTATGGCAACTATATCTGTTCGTACTAAAGATGATGATTTAGCTAGAGCTATTTTTAATTTAGATGATAGCTTTACTGATAAAACAGATTCTAATTTAATGACAGCTCTTGCTAGTAAATGGCTTAAAGGTGATGTAGAAGTACAAGACTTCGATCCTAAATATAAAATGAAGCCACAAGAAGAATCAGCAGATTTTGAAAAATGGACTGATTCGGTTGTAAAAGAAGGAACTTGGCATTTACCATCAAGCGAAGAAGATGTACAAAAATTTAAAGAAATAATGGCAAATCCAATCCCAGCTGGTGAAG